AACAGACTGGTACAATAGTCAGACATTGGCACTAGAAAACTCAGTAGTTTTCTGGAAGTCACTGGCACCCAAACCGACTTCTAATGTTTATGTAAACGATAGAAACGGTGAAGGTGATGGAATTCACGTTGCTGTTGTTGATGATTTTGGAACAGTTACTGGAATTAAAGGTAACATCCTTGAAAAGCATGTTTCTTTATCTAAAGCATTAGATACAGTTTCTGCAGTAAATTCACCTCAGAAAATCTGGTACAAGCAATTCCTTGCAGATTTCTCAACAAATGTTTATGCTGGATACAATCCTTCACAGGCTATTGACTTAGCAAATAAAACTAAGGATGGTCATCCAACTGAACCTAGAGCAACTGGATTCTCAACTGCGTTTACAAAATACACAACTGCTCAAGGTCTTTGGGGACAAAAAGCACAGGATAATGTATTCGCTGCAATAGGTAACGTAACTTACGCCCTTGGTGGTGGAGAAGATTACAGTGCTGGAGTTCCTGCAACTGGTGAAAATGGTGGTATGACTGCCACATTATCAGACTTGATGACATCTTATGATAAATTCTCTAATACAGAGGAAGTTCAAGTTGATTACTTGATCATGGGTCCAAGTCTTGGTGCTAAAGATCAATCACAAGCAAAAGCAAATAAATTGATTGCTATTGCTGCAAATAGAAAAGACTGTGTTGCATGTATTGGGCCTCACAAGGAAGACATTGTAAATGTCACTAATACAACAACTCAGACAACAAATCTACTAACATACTTCAGTCCACTAACTTCTTCATCATATGCAATCTTTGATACTGGATATAAGTATACATACGATAGATTTAATAATGAGTTTAGGTACATTCCGACCAATGCAGATATTGCTGGTCTGATGACACGCACAAATATTGTTGCATATCCTTGGTTCTCTCCTGCTGGACAGCAAAGAGGTATGATTAATAATGCAGTTAAACTTGCATATAATCCTACAAAAGATCAAAGAGATCAACTGTATCCACAAAGAATAAATGCGGTCATTACAAAACCTGGAACAGGAACAATGCTCTTCGGAGACAAAACTGCTCTGGCATACGCATCTGCATTTGATAGAATTAACGTTCGTCGTTTATTCTTAACAATTGAGCAAGCACTTCAAAAGGCTGCAGAAGCACAACTCTTTGAACTCAACGATGAGTTAACAAGAGCGAACTTTAGAAACATTGTTGAACCTTACTTAAGGGATGTTGAAGCAAAACGTGGACTTTACGGATTCCTAGTTGTTTGCGACACGACAAACAATACACCTGATGTTATAGATAACAATGAATTTAGAGCTGACATCTTCTTGAAACCTGCTAAATCTATCAACTACGTAACACTTACGTTCGTTGCTACTAGAACAGGAGTTTCATTCGAGGAAGTCGCAGGTCGAGTTTAATTGATTATCATTCACATAACTAAAGGAGAACACTAAAAATGGCAACAACCAGAGAGAACAAATCGATTTCCGATTTTAAGGCCGCCCTGATTGGGGGCGGTGCTAGACCCAATTTATTTGAAGTTGAATTAACAACTTTACCTGCAGGTATTGCTTGGGATGCTGATAACTTCAGATATATGTGTAAGGCTGCTAACCTACCTGCATCTAATATCGCAAACATTGATGTTCCGTTCAGGGGTCGTATTTTTAAAGTTGCTGGAGACAGAACTTTCGATGTATGGACAGTAACAATCATTAACGATGAAGGATTCAGACTTAGGAATGCTATGGAAGAGTGGATGGATTTAATTTCAAAACTTTCCAATAACCTTGGTGCTACAGATCCTGCAGCGTATATGACCAATGCTAAAGTTTATCAACTTGGTAGAGGTTCAGCTACAAGCAGTAAAACTAGTGATGGAGATGCTAATGCAGTATTGAAAGAATACGAATTTATTGATATCTTCCCAACAAATATATCTGCAATTGATCTTTCTTATGATTCTTCTGATGCAATTGAAGAATTTACGGTTGATTTCCAAGTTCAGACATTCTCTCTTGCTGGGGCTGGCGGTCCAAATGGGTAACTAAATAGGTATACGGATAAAATTTAAATAGATCATGGCGAAATTATTTGGGTTCTCGATAGAGGACACCGAACCACTATCTAAAACAGCGATCTCACCAGTTCCTCCTAATAACGAGGACTCGGTGGATCACTATGCTAGTAGTGGTTTTTTTGGTTCTTATGTTGATATTGAAGGTGTTTATCGCACTGAATATGATCTGATTAAAAGATATCGTGAAATGGCACTTCATCCAGAATCGGATAGTGCTATTGAAGATATTGTAAATGAAGCTATTGTATCAGATTCATATGATACTCCAGTAGAAATTGAACTCTCTAATCTTAATGCTAGTGATGGTATTAAAAATAAAATTAGAGATGAATTTAAATACATTAAAGATCTATTAGATTTTGATAAAAAATCTCATGAGATCTATAGAAACTGGTATATTGATGGTAGAATTTACTATCATAAAATTATTGACCTGAAGAAACCTATGGATGGTATTCAGGAACTTCGTTATATTGATGCAATGAAAATGCGTCATGTCCGTCAGGCAAAGAAGAATGAAAATGATAAGTATGCAAATCCAGTAATGAAGAATAATGATAATCCTATGGATTACTCATTTCCAGAAATAGAAGAATATTTTATATACAATCCAGGTGGTAAGTATCCTACAGGTAATATTAATGCAACTGGTGCAAGCCAGGGAATTAAAATGGCAAAGGATTCTATTACATATTGTACTTCTGGATTAGTTGATAGAAATAAAGGATCAGTTCTTTCATATCTTCATAAGTCAATTAAGTCTCTCAATCAACTTAGAATGATTGAAGATGCTCTTGTTATATACAGATTATCCCGTGCTCCAGAAAGAAGAATATTCTACATAGATGTAGGTAATTTACCTAAAGTTAAAGCAGAGCAATATCTCAGAGATGTGATGATGAGATATCGTAACAAACTTGTATACGACGCATCTACAGGAGAGGTTCGAGATGACAAAAAGTACATGGCGATGCTTGAGGATTTTTGGTTACCACGACGAGAGGGAGGACGTGGTACTGAAATTTCTACTCTGCCTGGAGGCCAAAACCTTGGTGAAATCACGGATATTGAGTACTTCAAAAAGAAATTATATAGGTCGCTCAATGTACCCCCATCAAGAATGGACGGAGAAGGAGGATTCAACTTGGGAAGATCCTCAGAGATATTAAGAGATGAATTAAAATTCACTAAATTTGTTGCACGTTTGAGAAAAAGATTCTCAACCATGTTCCAAGATATGCTCAAGACTCAATTAATTCTGAAGAATGTTATCACTCCAGAAGATTGGGAAACGATGAGTGAACATATACAATATGACTTCTTGTATGACAATCATTTCTCTGAATTAAAGGATTCTGAATTATTAAATGAGAGATTAAATAGTGTTCAGGTAGCAGAACCTTACATTGGAAAGTATTTTTCACAAGACTATGTAAGACGTAAGATTCTACATCAAACAGATCAAGAGATAATAGAACAGGATAAATTAATTGAACAAGAAATAAAGGATGGAATAATTGTAGATCCTGCAACTATTGATCCTGAGACTGGAATGCCATTAGATGCTGCTGGTGGTGGTGGAGAAGATTTAGGTGCTCCAATCATGGAACCTAATCTTGATGGTGTTAAAGATGGTGGCAGAACAGAATTGCCCAAGGGTGGTGAAATATAAATAGAAAAAATAGATATTAAAATGAAGCCAACTCCTAAAGAAACTAAAGAAGCATATAGGAATTATGAAAAGGTGGTTAAACATCTGATCGGAGAAGGATATGCAGAAGATAGATCTTCGGCTGATAATATCATTAGTGGTATGAGTGAGGAGTGGTATTCTTTAATACTATCTTAACTTAATACGTATAAATACTAATAATTGTAATACTTTACCATGCCTGAAATAACCCAAACTGAATTAATGGATATGATTGCTGCTGACGAGTCTCCATCTAACATTAGTAGTAAGATAAAAGACTTGCTTTATGCAAAAACTGCAGAAAAAGTTGATGCAGTTAGACCTGACGTAGCAAACACTATGTTTCAAGAACCTGAAGCCGAATCTGAAGTAGATGATACTCCAGATGAGGAAGAAGAAGTTGAAGCATAAATAAGTAGTAAAATGGACTTTTAAAAGATAATGGCACATAGACCCGTTGGAGCAGGAGCTTCCATTGCAATTACAAAAGGATCTGCAATAGCATCTGACAAATTTGTAGTCAAATCAAATGCAGTAAGATTGGTTGCACTCAACGCTGATACTGCGGTAGCAATAAGTACAGGACCAGCAACTGCTGCTGCAACTGATTACATTGTTACTACTGGACAACCTGAAGTCATAGCACTAAATGTTGTTAAAAGCACTATTGAAAATCTTGCATCTTCTGGGACTACGACCATTGTTACTTTACATCAAGGTCAACAGTGTCCATTTGTTATTGGGGATTTTGTTACTTTAAGTGGTGCTAATGATTCCAATTGGGATACAGTACTTACTCATAAAGAGATTACTGGAATTAATGAAACAACAGATGGTTCAATGAGTTACAGCACTAAATTACACTTACGTGATGCAAATACTAGTGGAGTTTCTACTGCATATACTTACAACAGTCACGCAACTCTTTCAAATTCCATTGCACTAAGTACATATGGAATAGACGGTGCTGGTTCATTACATTATCAACAAGTTCAAATTTCAGGGGGTGCCTAATGAAACTGATTAGAGAAGAAATTGAAGCAGTAGAAGTTATCACTGAAAGTAGAGGTGGTAAAAAGACTCTTTATATTAAAGGGCCTTTTCTTCAAACAGAAACAGTAAATCGTAACCAGAGAGTATATCGTCTCCCTGTTATGCAAAAAGAGGTTAAGAGATATACTGAATCGTATATTAGTAAGGGTCGTGCTTTGGGTGAGTTAGGTCATCCCGAAGGACCAACCGTTAATCTTGACAGAGTTTCCCATAAAATTGTTTCTCTTGAACAAAAGGGTAACAACTTTATTGGTAAAGCACAAATTTTATCTACACCTATGGGTAAAATTGCAGAGTCACTTTTGAAAGAAGGTGTTACTCTTGGCGTATCTTCTCGTGGAATTGGTTCAATTGCACAGAATAAAGAAGGATTCATGGAAGTAGGTGAAGATTTTCAGTTAGCAACTGCTGCTGATATCGTTGCTGACCCATCTGCACCTGATGCTTTTGTTCAAGGCATCATGGAAGGTAAGGAATGGGTATGGGAAGGAGGAGTTTTGCGTGAGAAGTTCGCAGAAACAACAAAGAGGTCAATTAATACTTTAGTAGACCAAAACCTTCTAGATGAACACAAGTTAGGATTATTCAATGATTTCCTTAAATCATTGTAAATTCTTAAACTTCTAAATAAATATAGATTTTAACTACAGATAAATCGGAGCTGTTCAAATGTCTCGTGGAGATTTACAAGAAATGGAAGTAGGCACTAAGCAATCCAAGACTGCCGTTAACGCTAACGCTAAGGCAGCAGACGCAATGCCAAAACTCACAACTGGTGGTACTACCGCTAGTGTTGAGGATCTTGGAGGGCCAACACCAGATAACTACAAACCAGATGATGATTCAGCAAAGCTGAAGCAACCTGGTGCCACACTTAAGCAAGTGAAGGATGTTGTCAATAAAGGTGCAAAAGCCGCAGACCCTATGAAGGGAGTGAAAGAGGAGGAAGAAGTTTCCGACGAATCTGTAATTGAAGAAGAAGAAGTAACTACTGATGAAGTAGTTGCTGAAGAAGAAACTACTGAAGAAGAAACTTCTGAAGTAATAGAAGAGACCGAAGCAGAAGCAGAATTTGACATCGAAGAAGATGTTAATGCTCTACTTGCTGGTGAGGAACTCTCCGAAGAATTCCAAGAGAAAGCAAAAACAATCTTTGAAGCAGCAATTAACTCAAGAGTTGCAGCAATCAAAGAATCTCTTGAAAAAGATGCCGAAGCAGTATTAGCTGAGGAAATCGAAACAGTCAAGACAGAACTTAACGAACGTGTTGACTCTTACCTAGAATATGTTGCTGACGAGTGGTTCACTGAGAACCAACTTGCAGTAGAGCAAGGTCTCAAATCTGAAATGTCAGAATCATTCCTAACTGGAATGAAGAGTCTTTTTGAAGAACATTATGTAACTATCCCTGAAGAAAAATATGATGTACTTGAGAGTATGGTAGAAAAACTAGAT